AAGCACCGCCACCTTTAGGCTTTGGTTGCTTTAAAATATAATCAGGAAGTTTTCCTCTAGCCCAGTCAGACACAGGAGTTCTTTCATATCCATCAACAACGACAGGAACACCGTTATCAACTTCTATTTTGTCTTTTGGTAAAAAGTTATTTAAGACAAGATTAGGATCGTGAACGATTTCAGCTAAAGCTTGAACAGCAGGTGAAACTAATTCCAATTCACGAACTTTAGCTTCAAGTTCTGCAATCTTTTTTTCTTTTTCAGCAGATCTTTCTCGATATTGTTCTTCTAATTTTGTTCGAGCTTCAGTGTACTTTC